GGAGTGCGTGAATCTCGCCCCAGAATCTCATTGTCGTCTCCGTAAAGTAGGCGCAGGACTTGCCGCTAATAGTACCGCACCCAACGCAACTAACGCACGACGCTCAGAAACAGGGATGCGTGAATCGAACGGAACATAGTTATCTGCGAACCCTGAGAAGATATTCAACACCGACTCAAACGCTTGACGCACCGAAGGAGGTGCATCCTGCACCGCAGCCACAACCTGCTCAGCCTGCTCCACAGACAACTCATCTGTTGTGATCTCACTGAACAACGCCTCAGCCTGGTCGCTGGTGATGGCGGCAAGCACTTCAGGGCTGGAGACGAATGCGGCGGCTTGGTTGGTGTCTAGGTCTTTGGTGATGAGTTCGTCGACTAGGGCAACGATTTGTTCTTCGGTGGCTTCGGAGAGCTGTTCGATGACGGCATCAAACTGTTCTTCTGTCAAGGCTTCTTTCACGTCTGGTGGGGCTGGGGCAGTCTCGGGTGGCGGTGGTTCGGTGTCGGGGATTGGGAGCGTCTCAGGGGCTTGTGGCGCGTCTGGTGGGCTTGTGACGAACGGTATGGTTTGGGTTGGAGGAACAGTAGGGTTTGTCTCTGGAGGGTCTGATGGGATTGGTTCTGGAATTGGTTGTGTCTCTGGTGGTGTGGGTTCCGTATCTGGTGGTGCTGGCATCGTTGTGGGTGGTGGCGGAACCGTTGCAGGTGGCTGCGCTACTGGTGGCGATACGGGTTCTGTGGTGGTCGTGGTTGCAGGCACCGTCGAGGTGGTCGTCGTTGAAGTGGTGGATGTAGTTGAAGACGTTGTTGATTGTTCTGGCATGGTCGTCGTTGATTCTGTTGATGTTGTTTGGGGTAAGGAAGAAGTAGTTGACTCAGCCACAGTCGTTGTGGACACATCGGTTGTCGTTGAGGCCACAACGCTTGTGGTGAACGCTTCGTCCGGCACGATCTCCCAGCCTGCGTCATCAATCTTCCAAGCCAACATCAGGCAGGTGCCACCGCCATTCTCATACATCCACACCTCAAGTGGCAGACTGCCAGGCTCAAGGCTGAGATTGCCAGACTGCCAAGCCGAACAACCCTGATCAGTCCACGATCCCCAAGTATTGCCACCAATAGTTGCTTCACCTCCATCATCTGAAGCCAACCAGAACTCGATGGTGGTGTGTTCTGGAATCGTGATGAAGCCGGACAGATGCACCATAAACAAATCATCAGGACAACCCTCCACAGGTTCACCGTCATAGCTGCGATTGATATTGTTCTCAACCTCACTCGCACACAACGTGTACAAACTCGTTGACTGCTGAGGCGGTATCTCGTTGATCACATAGTAAGAGGCATCCAAACCTTGAACCGCATCAGCACGAACAACGAACGGAAAGAAACTGAGAAGTACAGCAGGGAGAACTATCAGCCAACGACTGACACGCACTTATTCCTCGGTAAGAGGTTCAGGTGCAGGTGGTGCAACAAAGTCTGTGCCATCCCATGTATAGCCAACACCAGCATAAGTCTTTCCTTCAACACCAATGAATGTCTCAACCCATTCGCCTGGATAGCGATCAGGATTCGCATCCATAAACTCGCTAGTCACAACAGCAACACGAGTGACAACGCCATCAGTGACTTGTGCAAAGTATTGTGCGCTCATGATTTGAACCTTATGTAGCACAAGCCCGAAGAACCTGCACCACCTGCACCCGCACCGTTACAGCCACCACCGCCACCACCTCGATTGGTTGTTCCAGCCGTGCCAGCACCGTTAGTTGTTGAGGCACCTGCACCACCGCCGTCTGCACCTGCGCCACCGCTACCGCTACCTCTTGCACCGCCGCCGCCGCCACCAACAGTTGAAGTCTTTGTGCCGCCTGAGAACGTGCTAGGCGAAACACCTGCACCACCTGCACCGCCAACTGATCCTGTGCCAACACTTCCGTTAGCCGATGATCCTGCACCGCCACCTCCACCACCACCTGCGCCATCTGCTGCGCCGTTGCCACCCGAGAATCCGATGTTCGGTGCTGTGGTCGTTCCACCAAGTTTGTTGTTATTTCCGCCGCCACCAGAAATCACGCCGCTAGTTGCGTTTCCGTTTCCGTGACCTCCACCACTTCCACCAACCGCGTAATAAATCGTGCCAATACTTGTGACAAATCCGTCTTTACCTGGGACTGATGTTGCGCCTGCTGCACCACCGGCACCAATGTCAACTGCATACGTTGCGGCAGGCAAATAGATTGTTGTTTGCAAAACTGAACCACCGCCACCACCACCCGAGTTTTGGTTAGTTGAACCTGAATCACCGCCAGAACCTCCTCCACCAGCTACCGCAAAGACATCAAAAAGACCTGCCTTGCTGACAACCAAGTTGGCATCAGTCAAAAACTCCAACATCGTATATCCGACACCTGAGACCGTGATCGAGCTGCTGGAACCTCCGGTCGCTACGCCGTACCCTGTTGACAAATCAACCCAAGCAGAACCGTTGTACACCTGCAACTGTGTTGCTGTTGAATAAGCAACCATGCCCGCTGAAGGTGTAGGGATAGCAGAACCACGAGAAGCTGTTCCATCAAACACCATCACGGCTTGATCCATGAGGTAGCCCTGAACATCGGCTGCGTTCAGCACATCTCCAGAGTTGAATGTTTTGCGTCCTAAGCCTGCCATGATGTCTCCTAATCTACACGCTCACCCAAGCCGTACCGTTGTACACCTGGAATCCTGTTGCTGTTGAATACGCGACCATGCCTGCTGAAGGTGTTGGGATCGCTGAACCTCGTGATGCTGTACCATCAAACACCATCACCATCTGATCCATGAGGTAGCCCTGAACATCGGCTGCATTCAGCACATCTCCAGAGTTGAATGTCTTACGACCTAAGCCTGCCATGATTCTCCCATACTACTGAAGTGCATACGTTGCGTCATTGAGTTCAGATGTGTCAAGTATAAACGGTAGAACCAAATCAATCTTGCCGAAGCCGATATTCACTTCATGTCTGGAAGGGCTGAGGCGGTGTTGGATGGATTCGACAACCACATTCTGGGTGACTGTCAACGGGTCACCGCTAGTGAACACTCGGGTCACCGACAGGATGTCACCAATCTCCAAAGCTGCAATCTGTTCCTGTTGTGCAGCCGTCAACATGTTGACCAGCACCGAAGCCTCAGAGAACCTCACCTCCGGCTCACTGAACCTACCAACCAGATTCGTAGCCAAAGCCGACCCAGCCGCAGCTGTATCCAACGGGATGTCAGTCAACGAGAAAGTCTTGATCCCGTACTCTGTTTGACTGGCCGTACCATTCGCCACACTCGACACCGTCCCACCCGAAATCTGAACGGTGGCACGGTTCACCACAGTCTCAGCACCATAAATGTTTGACAACGACTGGATCGGAATAGCACCAACCGCAGTCCCACCAAGACTTGCCACAGCCGTCCCAAACGAAGTTGAGACACGCGCATCAAAGTTGATGTTTCCAGAACGGTCAGCAAACAAACGACCATCCTCAGCGAACTGCACAGCCTGCAAAGCAGCCAACGCATTCGTCGCATCCTCATAGGCAACCGTGCCACACGTTGCCACACCAGTAGAGATAGACCGCAACGCTGTAGACCAAGCCACCTCACTCCTGTTCAGAATGGTGTTGACTCGGGCTGAGGTGAGTTCAGCCGATGGGTTGAATCCGGTCAGGGTGGTTTGTGATAGTTGGGCTAGGGCATCGACACCGAGGATGGTGGCTGTTGAGAGTTGTGGTTCGGCATAATCGATGTTGAGGTCAAAGACGTAGCCCGAGAACATTGCAGCTGTGCCAGCGGTGCCACCATACACCTGCACCTGGCGACGTGGGGCAATACCCAACGAACCCTGATACCAAGGTGAGTCGGTGTTGAGTGGGTCAAACTGGCGGCCTGAAGCCTGATCGTTCGCAACGATGTTGAGAGTGCCTGCGTTGAAAGTGTCCAACTGTGTTTGACGGCCACGATTGATGTTCACTGCTTGCACATATTCGGTGATATCAACAAACTCTGTTGAACCATTCAACACATCAGTGCCATCCAATGTTGATGAATCAAGTGTGAAAGCGTCAGCAAGAAAGCCGACATCCAACAACACCTTGACCGTTTCCCCCCACTTCATCACCTTCGCCATCAGCCGAACGTCCCCGTGAACGGGTTCCCTCCATTGTTCCTGGCACGACGATTCAGAATGTCCTGAATTTCCTGAGCCACCTGATCAGGACTAGACACCAACCCAGCATTCACCACCACATTTGTTTGACCACGATAGATGTCAGCCATGCCACCACTAGCGTTGCCAGTCACAGTAGACCCGACAGTGCCGGTGAACTCTGACATCGGATTGTTCGCAGCAATCTTCGGATACAACTTCGCCAACTCACCCTGCTTCGCAATAGCATCATTCAAACGCTCCTGAGCCTCAGCCTCACGATCAATCGCATCAGCCACACGATCAATCGCCTCCTCCTGTTTCTTCTTCGCATCATTGACCGCAAGCAACGCCTCCTCATAAGCCTTACTGCCATCAGTCGCACCAGACACAGCCTCATTCAACAACTGCTGCTGATCCTTCAACTCACCAGTCGCATCAGACTGATCATCAGTC